TGCCAGTTAAATAAACATCCTGAGCACCATAAGCAACAAGTTGAAGAAGACCACCACCCATTTATGCTATATTCTTTATACTATAATAGGAGAAAAAAATATATTGAATAAGATATATAAAAGCATATCCGCATTTTTTATTATATATGTTTAAAGATAAAACATCTAAAAAGAGATTTCAAAATGTTGATATAACACGAGATTTATCAACATTGGATGCAATGCATAATAAGATTATTAATAATTATAGTAAAAAAATAATAGATGATAAAAATTATATAGATAAGATAAATAAATTAGAGATAAATTATAAAAATATTAATGATGAAATTATAAAATATAATTTAGATAATTTGAAAAATGATAATATATATTCAAATTTATGGAACAGTAATATTATAATAAAAGAAGAATTAAGATTATTACAAAATGAAATTAATAATATAAATTATTTTGATGAAATTGAATATTATGAAAATACAAGTTCAATTTTATTTAATTATTATGAAATGTTAGAAAAACAATCATTAACAACAAATTCTTCTTCTAATAATAATAAATATAAAAATAAATCAATATTAGAATCATTTAATATAACATTACCAAAAGAAGAAATTAAAATAGAAGAAGATGATAAAATAATTGAAAAAAGCGATTTAGTTGATCAATATTTATCAATAACTAATAAATATTATATTAAAAGAATTGATAATAATTGTGATAATGCCGAAATATGTCATAGATGTAATATCCCATTAATATGTTTACAACAGGATGCAATAATGATTTGTAATAATTGTGGATATCAGGAATTATTATTAGTTGAACAAAATAGACCAATATTAAAACAAAATACTAAAGATACATCTCATTTTAGTTATAAAAGGATTAATCATTTTAGGGAATGGTGTAATCAAGTTCAAGGGAAAGAAAGTACAGATATACCAAATGATATATTTGAAAAGATATTAAATGAAATTAAAAAAGAAAAAATAATAGATACAAAAAGAATAACATATTCAAAGATGAGAGAAATATTAAAGCGACTAAGAATAAATAAATATTATGAACATATTAATTATATAATTAATAGAATTAATGGAATACCAACTCCACAATTTTCAACAGAATTAGAGGATAAATTATGTTCAATGTTTAAAGATATCCAAGGACCATTTTTAAAACATTGTCCAAAAGATCGCAAAAATTTCTTATCATATAGTTATGTTTTATATAAATTTTTTCAAATATTAGGTTTAAATGAATATTTGAAATTTTTTCCACTTTTAAAAAGTAGGGAAAAATTATATGTTCAAGACCAAATATGGAAAAAAATATGTGAAGATTTAAATTATAAAATTATTCCATCACTTTAAGGTCCAAAACCAATAAGACGGAAACCAGCACCAAGACCAACACCTTGACGAGCACCAGCTGCAATTGATGGAGATAGTAAATCAAATAGAGAGAATAAACAAGCAGCAGTTAAGGCAATCATCCAAACTTCGCTCATTTGAAGTTTTTGTTCAGGTAAAACATAAGCGGCAATAGCTACAACAATTGCTTCTATAGCATATTTTAATATACGTATTAAAGCTTCCCAAATATCAAAACTATATGTTGGTTGTTGATTCATATTATACTATTATAATAATATATATTTTTTATTTCAAAATTAATTATAATTTTATAATAACATTATCAATATTATAAATTTAAATCTTTAAAAAAAGAAAATGATATAAGAATTTTTATTTATATTATATATATATAAATGGGAGAAAACTTAGTATCAACAAAAGAAAGAGATTATTTGGATGAAGATAAACCAATTCGAGGACAAAATTATTGTCTTGTTTCATTTTTAAGTCCAGAAAATATTCTTAAAGAAAAAGAAGTTTATTATTTTTCTCGATTTATTGATAAATTTGGAAAAGATATGAAAACACTTTTAGACGGTATTGAAAATAAATATCCGGATTCTGCTGAATTGATTAAAACTATTCGCTCAAATCATGATTATATTTTTAATGCTAATGATCTTGATTCACAATATAAATTTTTCAAGGATAGTTATTCGCACGAAATTGAAACAGATTTTCATAAGGAAAATGATTTTAAAACTTCTATGAGAGGTATTAAAATTCGTGGTGTTTTTGATACAATAGAAGAAGCAAAATCTCGCAGTGAATTTATTAAACGTCAAGATAATAAATTTGATATTTATATTTGTCAAGTTGGTTGCTGGTGTCCATGGTCACCAAATCCAAATGATTTAAGTGACCAAGAATATTCTGAAACTCAACTAAATACACTAATGAAACAATATAAACAAAATATGGATTCAAAAGATGAACTTTTTGAACAAAGAAAAGTAGATTTAATGGCTAAATCTAAAGTTTCAAATATTGCCGATGATCTAGCTGAACAACAAGATCCATGGATTGCTGCAAAAGAAGGTCGTGAGGAAGTTAAAGAAGAAGTTAAAGAAGAAGTTAAAGAAGAAGTTAAAGAAGAAGTTAAAGAAGAAGTTAAAGAAGAAGTTAAAAGAACACTCAGTGATTAAAAGATTTATATTATTTTTTTGTATTCATTAAATAAAAATGAAATCAATAGCTATTTTAATGTTATTTATTGGTAGTATTTTGATAATAAAAAGTTATTATGAATTTAAATATTCAAATATTGACAAACCTAAAGAAATAATTAAATATATACCTATTAGTCAATATGAGGAAACATTAACTGATAGTGAAAAATTAGCAGAATTTTATAAAAGTATGTTTGAATTAACACAACCAAATATATATGATGCAAAAAAAATATAATTAATAATTAATATGGCAAAATTATCAATAATAGATATTGGACATATATTAATAGATAATGTTATTAATATTAAAAATGATAATAATAAAATTAAATTATTATCAGTATTAACAATTCATAATAAAGATATTTTAGATAAAAAAGAAGATATAATTAAAAAAAATAATATGTATATAACTAAATATGATATGCCTCGAAAAAATAATAATAATAATTATGATAAATTTTTAAGAACAAAAGGATTATTATTTAATAAATGGAAACAATCAAAGAAAATTAAAGATTTATATGAATTAATATCATTACAACAACCAGAATATATTGAAGTCCCTGATATTTATACAATTTATGTAACTAAATAAACATCACTTGTTAGATTAATAAAAAATAATCCAATATTATTTATAAAAGTAATTACAAATGTAAACATACCTAATATTTTTAATAAAATATTCCATAATTCAATTGTAATATAATAAGGAAATGATGAAGCTATTATTATAATATTTATTAAATAAACAAATAAATTAAATATAGGAAGTATATAATAAACAAAAAATTTATTATATGATATTTTAAATATACTACAATATAATGTAATAATAATATATGCTAAAAAAAATATCGATAAATAAAAGCTAAGTTTATTAAATAACAATTTAAAAATATTCATTTAATATTATTATTTATATTAAATAGAATATAAAAATTAAATGAAAGAACAAGTTTTTAAATTTAATTTTTTTGCGTTTATTATTGCATTTGCTATTGGTATGTTTTATGTATATATTGCATCTCCAAAACCTAAGATAATTATTAAATATCCAACACCTTATAATGCAAATAAAATCGTTTATAGAAATGATAATGATATATGTTATAAATATAAAGTAGAAGAAATTAAATGTTCAGATAATGCAATTGATCAACCTATAATATAAAAAAATAAACTTTAATTAGAATGATAAACACGCGTAATTTAATTGATCGATTATTTTATACTAATATTGGACAAATTATGATTAGTGCTTTATTTGGTATATCATTAGCATTAATTTTTAATAGAGTATGTAAAGAAAATTGCACAATTTATTTTGCACCTAAACACGATGAAATTAATAATAAAATTTTTAAATTAGAAGAAACGTGTTATAAATATTCAACTGTAAATGTTCCTTGTAATAATAAAGCTTTAGAACAATATAACGGTTATCTAAATGCATCAAATCAAATAAATGAAAAAGGATTAATTGATAAATTATTTGCGTAATTTTTAATATTATATATTTAAATCATATTAATATAATAATGCAGAATCAATCACAAAATAATATGATAACTTCTATTGATAAGATACCATTAAAAACATCAGGTGCCAATATTACAGATGATATGGCAGATGATCCAATTGTAAAAGATGTTCTAAATGAATTTGAAAAAGAGTTATCTTTAAATGAACAAACTAATAAAAATAATTATCATATTAATAATAATATTCAACAATTACCACAACAGCAACAATTTCAGCAACAACTATTTCAACATCAACCTCAACCTCAACATCAACCTCAACAAATACCACAAAAACAATCTCAAATTAATTATATTGATAATATTTTAATAAATAAAACATTTATAATATGTGTAGTAATAGCTATAATAATTAATCCATATATTTATAATACAGTTATAAGTAAAATACCAGATAATATATCAATAATATTAGAAAATTATAATTATATAATAAAAATAATATTAACATTTATAATATTATATGTTTTAATGTTTTATAAATTATTATAATTATTATAATTATTATCAAAAGCAGCATAATGTTTATTATCCGAATTTAGTCCTTGTATACCATAATAATTATCATCTGTTTTTATTTCTGTTTTATAATTATCATCATTATAAATATTTGTTTGTGCAGCTTTTAATAATTCATTTGATATATAAGGGATTAAAGAACTATTTTCATTTTTAATTTCTTTTATATAATGATCTGGTATTTCAGGTTGGTTTGAATAAGATTTTGGTTTAATATCACCTTTAAAGAAATTAAAGAAAGATGTTAAAGCATCATTTGATTTATTTTCATTTTCATTTAAAGACATAAATGAAGAGTCTGATGTAAAAGGTGATACTATTGAAGATAATGGAGAATTTTCATTTAAAAAGTTTTGTTTAGTATTTGGAAATATTTTTTTTTGATAAAATTTAAAATAAATAATTAAAAATATTAATCCTATTAAAAAACCTATTATTTCATCTACAAGTAATATTATTAATAATATTAAAATAGCTATAAATAATTGATTTGTTTTTGTGTTTATTATAATAGGTAAATCAAAATCCATAATTATTACAAATAATAATAATAATATTAATAGCGCTCTTATAAAATTTAATATCATCTACTATAAATTATATATAAAAATTAAATATATATTAATTAAATGTTGCAAATAATGACATCTTTAAATAATAGAGGTTATGGAATAACAAAGACATCAGAAAATAAAGATTTAATTAATAAAATTAAAAGTGAATTATTAATAAGTCCAAAAATATTTTCAAATTCTTTTACATCTAATGTTAATAAAGAATATCCTATTTATTTAGAAAGTGATAATAAATTATATATTCCAAAATGTTATGGTATTGAAAAATTTGGTTATCCGATTGATGATAAATTAGGTTTAGGCATTGATTGTCCTTTATTAGATTTTAAAGGTAAATTAAGAGATATTCAACAAGCTCCAATTGATGCGTTTATTGATAATGTTATTAATAAAAAAAAATTAGGTGGTATTATTAGTGTTCCATGTGGTTTTGGTAAAACAATTATGGCTATTTATGTTGCGTGTTATTTTAAAAAGAAAACTTTATTTATTTCTCATAAAGATTTTTTAAATGAACAATTCATTAATAGTATTAAAATGTTTGTACCAAATGCAAGAATTGGCAAAATTAAACAAAGTAAAATTGATGTTGAAAATAAAGATATTGTTATTGCAACTTTACAATCATTAGCAATTAGAGAATATGACCCTAAAATTTTTAATGATTTTGGATTAGTTATTATTGATGAATGTCATCATATTGCATCTGAAGTATTTTCAAGAGCATTTAGAAAAATGAATATTCGAATTACATTAGGTTTATCGGCTACTTTAAATAGAAAAGATGGATTAAGAAAAGTATTTGAATGGTATTTGGGCAAATCAGTTTATAAAATTAAGACAGATATTAATGATTGTGATATGATTGTTAATTTACATAAATATTTTGTTCATGATATTGAATATAGTTATGTTAAAACGATGTATAATGGAACACCTAATATTGTTGCAATGATTAATAATATTTGTAATTATAAACCACGAACTATTTTTATTATTAATTTATTAAAAGATATTTTAAAAAAAGAACCTGAACGTAAGATTTTAATTTTATCTGAACGAAAAAATCAACTTAAAGATATTGAAGAATTAATTGCAACTGATAATATTGCATCTTATGGTTATTATATTGGTGGTATGAAAATGGCAGATTTAGATATTTCAGCAACTAAACAAATAATTTTAGCAACTTATCAAATGAGTAGTGAAGGTTTAAATATACCAACATTAAACACTGTAATTTTAGCTAGTCCAATTAGTGATATTCAACAATCAGTTGGGCGAATTTTGAGAGAAAAAAAAACAGAAAGAAAATATAAACCTTTATGTATTGATATTTTTGATGATTTTTCTTTATTTAAATATAAAGGTTATAAACGAATTAAATATTATAAAAATAATGGTTATTTAATTAAAACTTTTATTGATAATGAATTAGTTATTGATAATAATGATAATAATGATGAAAATGATGAAAATGATGATAAAAAAAAGAAATGTGTATTTATTAATGACGATGATTAAAAATCCAAAAATATTTATTTTTGGATTATATATAATTATTTTTACCTGACTAAAATGGCGATTTTTTAATCTTCATTTTTGCCATGAATTCATTTGCAATCAAATCATATTCATTATCAACTTCAGTATCTTCCATTATATAATCATCTGGATCTTGGTCATAAATTGATGGATATGGAGAAATCATCATAATTTCTTCATCTTCATAAACTTGAGATCCGATAATGTACATAATTTGAAATGTATGAAATTAAATTATAAAAATTATTATCATTTTTATTTAACATTACTTTTATTTTTATTCATTTATATTTATTCACTTATTGTTTCAATATTAATTATATTATTTTTAATATCTAAATATTGATATGTAGATTTCCCAAATGCTCTTGAAATACCTGTATCACAATACCAAATTTGATTATCTTTTAATTGAATTTTGTCATATGATGTATGACCTAAAAACATATAAATAACTCCTAACTCTTTAAATAATAATGAAGTTGAATTTTTATCATTTTCTTTTCTATTCCATAATAATCCATTTGGTCCGATCATTATTGAATCAATAAATTCTTTATCTTCAATATTTATTTTTTCATTTTCTAAATAATTTTTCCATATTTGATTAATATAAAATATATCTTTATTATGTTTCTTTAAAATATTTAAATGTTCAATATCTAATTTTGCATGACAAAATATTAAATCTCCAATTTTAAAAATAAGAGGTCTTTTTGCTAATATTAATGCTAATGAACCTTTTGGTTTAAATAACTTTTGTCTAATATCACTATTACTATTTTCAGAAACATATGAAAAATCACCAATAACATTCATTAATTCATGATTACCTATTAAAGAAATACAATAACCTCCTTTAGCTCTTGCAATTAAATTTAAATAATCAGTGAAATAAATCATTTCATAATCTTTTAAAACTTCCCATTCTTCTGTTGCAATTCTATTTAAACTATCTATTTGATCTCCTAATTGAACTATAATAGTTTCTGGTGGTTCAGCAATCCATTCTAAATTATTATTAATTATTTTTGCATTAACCAAAATATTTTTAAATCTTCTTATATCACCATGAATATCACCAATAATAATTAAACGTTTATGTGAGGGCAATTCATTAATATATTCATTATACATTGATTAATATATTTAGAATAATATTTTATTTCTATATACAAGCTCGCATAAAAATAAATAAAAAATGATTAATATTATTAATTAAAACTATTTTATATTATATAATGTCTGATATAGAAATTAAAAATATTGATGGTATTGAATTTTTAAAAACTATTGTAGATAATTCAATAGATTTAATATTAACAGATCCACCTTATATTATTTCAAAAGAAACTGGTATGAATACACATTATAATAAAGTTAAATTAAATGAAGAAAATAAAATAGAATTTATAAAAACGGAAGATGAATGGATTAAATATAAAATAGATAATTCAATTGAAAATGATGATAATAAAGATAATTATATGAAATATGGAACAATATATGGCAAAAAATATTGTGTTAAAACTGATTATGGTATATGGGATAGCGAATTTACAATGGAAATATTAGAAAAATTTATATCAGAATATTATAAAAAACTTAAAAAAGGAGGAACTATTATTATTTTCTTTGATTTATGGAAAATATCATATTTAAAAGAATTAATGGAAAAATATAATTTTAAACAAATAAGATTTATTGAATGGATTAAAACAAATCCCCAACCATTAAATTCAAATATCAATTATTTAACAAATTGTCGTGAAATTGCTTTATTAGGTATTAAAGGTACAAAACCAACTTTTAATAGTAAATATGATAATGGAATATATATGTATCCTCTTCAAGGTGGTAAAAATAGATTTCATCCGACGCAAAAAAGTTTAATTTTATTTGAAGAATTAATTAAAAAACATTCAAATGAAAATGATATTATTTTAGATACATTTTTAGGAGGAGGGACAACTGCAATTGCTTGTAAAAATACTAAAAGAAAATTTAAGGGTTGTGAAATATCAACTGAATATTTTGATAAAGTTATGTCATTACTTTAATTTTATTTATTTTTATTTTATATTTAATTTCATTTATAATTGGAATAATATAATTTGAATAATAATAAATTTTTTTATCAAATTCTACTGGATCAAACCAATATGTATCTTTTTTACAATTTTTATCAGTAATATCAAATACTTTTTTTTCCCAGGGAAATTCAAATAAATAAACTTTATATCTTTGAATATTTTTTGCTGAATATAAACACCCTGTTTGTTTTTCTATTTTGCAAATTTGTCTTTTTTGCAAATTACAATGATTACATAATGGCTGAAAATCATTTATTGTTTGTTTTTCAATTGTTAAATTATCATCATTATATAAATCATTTTTATGATCACAAATAGTAGCCATTGTTCCACATATAACACAAGATAAACTTGTTATTTCTTTCTTAATATTATCTCTTATATTTCTATTTTGAATATTTACCCTTTTTGAATGAACATATATTCCAATTATGCCATTACCTTTATTTTTTTCTTTAAAATCATTTAATAAATAATCAGGTATTATATCATCGTCATTTTCACTATATAAAGCAGGTATTTTTTTAGAATAAATAACAGAATAATTAAATTTTTTATTAGCCCATCTATCACCAACACCATTTCCACCCCAATATAATTCTTTATATTTTTCTTTAATTTCTGATGTTGCTAATATTTTTGTGAAATTTTCTGTCGCTTTTATCACTAATTTGTCCATTAAATTTATCACTAATATTCAAATCATTTTTTTATATAAAAAATAATTATTAATATAAATATAAATATAAATATAAATATAAATGTTATTTTCAAAATATATTAAAATTTTATTAATTATTCCATTATTATCTTCAGCTTTTAATTTAAAGTCGGCTTTTATATTACCTCAAATTGTTAGAGAATGGCATCCAATTGCCATTGAAAAAAATATTGATAAATCTAAACCTTATGTATATAATATTGGTAAATTACCAATGGTTTTATGGTATGATAATAATAATAATCCATTATCAACTATTAATATTTGTAAGCATTTAGGGGCAAAATTAGACAATGGTATTATCAATGATGGATGTTTACATTGTTCAAATCATTTAACATCTTATAATAGTTCAGATGCAGTCGGAAATATTATTCAAAAAAATGGATTACTATGGTGGAGTTTTAAAAGTTATACAAGAAATCCACCAAAACTATTTAAAGATACGGATAAATTACATCAAACATTTATAGATATTAATGTTAATTTGATTAATGTTATTTTAGAATTTATTTATAGTAATAATAAAACAAAAATTAAACATAGAAATAATAAATTCTTTTTCAATGAAGACTTATTTAATGCTAAACATAAATTTTATTATAAATATCCATATTGTCTTAAAGGGTCAATAAATGATAAAATTAATTATTGTATCAATTTTTTACCATTAGAGGAAAATAAAACAAGATTATATATTAATATTGTTGATAATAATGATAATAATTATGATGCAAAAATTTTTATTAATTATATTTTAATAAATAAATTAAATAATCTAAAAAATTATGATAATAATAATTATCTTAAATATTTAATTATGCTAAAAGATGATAATTCATATATGAAAAAAATTTATTTATTATTTGATAAATATTCTTTTCCAAATGATTTTACAATTTCTAGTTTTTATAAATATAGACAATTTTATTAATTATTATATATTATGAGTGGCAATATAATAAGAAATATATGAATATAAAATGATATTATAAATAATATTAACAATTAAATTATTTATTTTTCTAGTTTTTTCTTCATTATCATCGTTATTATCATATTTATTATTTTTTTTCAGATTCATTAAATTGTAAATCATTAATTGTTTTTTTTGTAATTTTAAGTTTTTATATTTAGTATCATAACTAATATTTGAGGGTTTAAATCTCATTGGTAAATATGCAGGTTGAATTATAAATGAACTACAACAAACAATAAATAAATTAAATAAATATAATAATCGCATTTTGTTTGTATAATAATTGCTAATAATTATTAAATCATTTTTTAAAAATTCTTTTTGTATTATTTTTTATGAATTAATATAAAAAATGATAGGATAATAATAATATTTGTATCGTGCTACAATGACACCGTCTATTAGTTGCTACTATATGCATTACAATCGCCAGCCGTATAATTTTACCTTCATCAAATTTGAAAAGTTTGTTAAAGTTATCTTGAATACGCGGGCAGTTGTTATGACTTTCAAACAATTAGTGGAAAACGCCAGGCTTTTCAAAATCTACCAGCTCTCCTTGCTATTGACGAATGATACTACGCAAATATTTACATCTGTTGATGAATTCTCAGGTGATGTTATTTACGGTGTTATGACTGTATGGTATTGGAAGTATATCCGACTTTCAGGATTTGAAGAATTCACAGCATTGGAAAAATCTCGATACAAAAACCCCCTTAAATCATGCGAACCAAAGCGTGAGAGCAGCAGAAAGAAATATAACAAATTTCTGAAGCTGTTCAATAGCGAGGATGTTGTAAACAAGATGAAAGACCCCGATGTTGTAGTTCGTGAATTCTTTCAGAAAGAGAGCGGGGACATTTATGACTATTTCAGGCGATACATCGAGCATGAGAAGAAGATTATGATGTTGTCGGTCATCCTGCACAACTATGGACGTGATATTTATAAGTGCGTCAAGCAGTTTGTCTGAGATTGGGTGGGAGGAGGGAGGAATATATGGCAAAATTAATTTTTTGTCATTTTGATTTAAGGACATTCATAAATAATCTTTAAATATCTTTTTTTTGTTTATTTTAAAAATTGATTATTCAGAAATAAATATTTATTTTAATTTCAATTGTAAATAATACTTGAAAAATATTATTTTTTAAATTAATTTTTGGGGAGAGGGGGTCTACTCTGAGTAAAAATTACTCATTAAAATATATAAAAAATGATTATTTAAGAAATAATTATATACCATTTTAATATATGCAAAATAACATTTTTTCTTGCGAGTATTGTGATTTTTCAACAAAACGAAAATACAATTTACAACGACATTAAATTGCTTTGCATATTTCAGATATCTCAAAAATCCATAAAGAAGAAAAAGCTATCCAAAATGAAGGAATAACTATCCAAAATGAAGAGAAAACTATCCAAAATGAAGGAATAACTATCCATAAAGAAGAAAAAGCTATCCAACCTATGAATGAGTGTTTAAATTGCACTAAATGTAATAAAATATATAAAACAAAAAAATATTTAATAAATCATGAGAAAAATTGTATAGGTATTAATTCATTAACTTGTCCTAAATGTATGAAATCATTTAGTTCTCATGGAAATAAATGTAAACATATTAAAAAAAATAATTGTAAAGCTAAAAGTATAATTCATTTATCAAATAATAATATAACTCCAAATATAAATTTTAATGGAAATAATAATATTAATGGAAATAATAATAATATTATTAATAATAATTATATAAATAATTTTGGATCAGAAAGAACTGATTATATTACATACGAAGATATGTATAATATTTTAAGATTAGGTGGCAATAATGTTATACCACGATATATAGAAATGAAGCATTTTAATAAGGACTTTCCAGAAAATCATAATATTAAATATGAAAAGAATAATAATTGTTTAATAAAAAAAAATGGCGAATGGAGAATAACAAATATTGAAAATTTATCAAATAATTTAATAAATAAAAATTCAAGTGAAATTAGAAATTATTATAATAATAATAAAACTAAAATAAATAATTCTATTTCAGATATTGATTTAATTGAATTTATATTTAAAAAATTTAATTATCTCGATTTATGTTTAGATAAGAAATTGTATACAAATATTAAAGATGAAATAAAAGAAATTATACGTTCAACAACTATTTAAAGGTTTCTTATTAATCTCCTTAAATCAAAATCCTGCAAGTTTTTTACCTAATTCATTTAAAATTGGACTTTCGATTTGTGTTATTTCTGGAATAACACCGCCATATGTGCGAGGTTGTTTTGGAAATAATTTTATTTTACATGGATAATGATTTGTTGTGCGAATTTCAATTAATGCTTTTTGTTTCTTTTTCAAGTTTACTTGATTACATAAAGAGCGAGGCATATAACATAAATATATAACTGCTCTAATATTTGGAATTAGTCGTTTTTTATCTGCTTCAATTCCACAATGTATAGTTCTACTATCCCAAAATACGAGAGAACCTTTTGGACATTTAATATTTTTTATACTGCAACTTTTATCATAATAAAATGTTTCTTCTTCTTTTGTTAATTTATACCAATCAGATTTATCTGAAATATTATATTTTTCTTTAAAATCTGAATGATATTTATTACTTCCTTCCATAAATGATAATGTTGCATCATAATCATTAATATCTAAACCTGTAATAAAACTTTGAATACATTTAAATCCTTCATTCATAAATGATTGGTCAGTATGATACCATGTATTTCCTTTATTCCAACCTTTTTTTGTTATTTCTGGTGGTAAATTAAAACTTAAAGCATCAAATGAAACTAATAAGTCATTAACATCACATTCCCATAAATATGCAAATATTTCAACAATTTTTATATTTTGTCTTACATCCCAACACGATTGTGCATGTCCTACACCCCAATTTTGTATTAACATTGAGTGTTTTGGATATAATTTATAGAATTCACGCCAAGAATTCATATCATTTCTTTTTATTGGTATTTCCCATTTTTGAGTAATATGTTCAAAGAAATCCCAAATTTTATTAACCATATTAATACATTCATTTTCATCTAATACATGTGGAATTATGGCAACACCATAATTTTCTATAGTTTCTTTTAAAGTTTCTTTTGTGCAAACATACTTTTCAAATTCATAATTATTCATATTTGTTTATTATATATTAATAATTAAATCATTTTTTAATATATATTTTAATTTAAAGAGATTAATAATAATTCCTTAAATTAATCTCCATAATTAGGTATTTTTGCATCTTTATTTAGAAAGATAAAAAAACCAAAAAAATATTTTTTTGATTTATATAAAAACAATCAATCACCTCGAAGGATAAATGCGAATTGAGAGATGGTTCTTAGTTTCGCCAAACATCTCAGAAATTTCACAATACCTGTTATTGAAGATGAAAGAAACAATCTCCTTGTTATGACATCCCCAATTATCAGGATATGTCTGAAAATCGCTAAACAAACCGAAATTATGCCCTGTCCAATGACGTATTTCTTCAATATAATCATCCGGAATCATAATATCGCAGTTAGGATGAACATCGCTGCAATATTCAATTACTTCATTACATTCTATATCATATTTAAAGTATGACATAAAAATAAGAATATACTTAATCATTGTCTCGTAATATAATAGTACAACTACCAAATCATTTTTTTATTTCTATTCTAATGTTTCAATACATTTAAAGAAATCTTATTAATCTCTTTAAATCCTTTTAATAAAATAAAGGAAAAAAATGTTTTTTTATGATTTATTATTTATATTATTATTTCAATTATTATTGATAACAATTGTAATTAGATATAAATTGAATAAAATGAATGAAAATAATATAATAAATACTGTATTATCAAAATTAGATTTTTATCCAAATCATTATAAATTAATTAAGAAAGATAATAAGATATATATAAAATGTCATTATTATACATTAGTTCTTATCAATTAACGGAAATTCTAAATCATTTTCATAAAGATAAATACAATACAATTTAATAAAATTACAAGAATGAATAACAATTTTATTAGTTCTAATAACTAAATCATTAATAATAGGCAAAATTGCTTTATCTTTAAGAACATTATTAATATTATTTTTAACAGTTTTCATATAATCAAACTTTTCAAATTCATCATCTTTCTTTTTCTTCTTTTTAGACATAATATATTATTAAACAATCTTTAAATAGTTTTACGCTTAAATAAAAAATGATATAATTATATAAATATTATTAAATAATATGTGTGATTATACATTAAAATATGCTATTGATAATAAAACATTTATTCCTAATATATTTGGTATATATTTAAATTCAGATGGAACTATTTATAAAATATTATCCAATATAGAAGGTAATAATTTTAAAAAAAATTCATTAGGAACATTTGATTTTATATTAAAACAAAATTGTTATTCAATTATAATAATAGAAGATGATTTTTATTCAAATCATATTAATGTTTTAAAAAGATATGATTATATTAATAAATTAATAACAGATAGTGAATTAAATAATATTATTAAAAATAATAATGATTGTTATATATTTTCAATGGAATTTAATAATGATTTAGGATTTAATTCAAAACTATTATATAATCCAAATTAAGTTTATAAAATATCATTATTAACTTTCTCCAATTTTGCTTTTCTATTCATATAAGCATTATGACGCCATTCTTTTAATTTTTCTGGATTTTCTATTTTCATTCGTTCCATATATGTTTTTGCTTTTTCTTTTACTTTTTCACTATTATTTTCATAATACCTTTTATGTCTTTCCGTATTTGTATATGTTTTTAATTTTTCTTCTAATTCAATATTTTTTTTCTTTAATAATTCATTTTCAATCATTAATTTATTAACAATGTCATTCATAATTATGTTATCATTATAATATAAGACGCATAACTTTAAATAATTTTATGACTAAACATAAAAGCGAAGATTATAAATTATCCGCTGTAAAATATTTTTTGGAAAAGAAAGATACACAAGAGAATACTTGTAAAATATTTAAATGCTCTGTAAGAAGTTTATTAAGATGGACTAAAAGATATGAAGAAGAAAATGAAATTAAAAGACATAATAGAAAACCAATATCGTATAAAATTAAAAAGGAACATATTAAGTTTATATTAGAAGAACTTAAAAACAATAAGACTATTATAATAGAAGATTTACTAACTAAATTGAAAAAATAAATATTCTAAATTAAATATCACGAGAAGACATATTAGTAGAATAATTAAATAAAATTATATATCATTAAAAATAACAAAGATTAGACACAAACCAGTTAAGCAATTTGGTAAGGATATTAATATTACACCTTTTTACATTTCAAACGCCGATTTAAAATTATATATGAAAACAATTTAAATAATAATTTATATATTATTATAATATATGAAAGAAGAAATATCAGAATTATATAATTTTAATTATAATTGTCTTTATAATAATATTAAAAATGAAGAAGAAAAAAAAATACAATATAAATATGATTTGACACAAATTATTTCTGAATCAGATAATGATGATTTATATAATATAAAGTTATATGGAATATTTATTATTTTAAATCATAATGAAGACGCTAAACATATTTTTAATTTATTACGAAAAAAAATGCCTACAGAGTTTCACGATGAAACAGATATGTATTATAATGTTAGGTTTTTTTACCAGATTTTATCTTATGACTTTTTACATTTATATCATCCTTGTATTTGCGATATTTATAATGATAATGTTATAAAAACTGAAAATTTAAATAAATTATTAGCATTTCTTGATAATATAAAATACGACATATAAATTTATTAGTTAATTATTTCTAATTCAAACGACACAACATCATATTTTGTTTCATCTTCTTTTCCAAAATAATGTAAATATACATCTAATCCATGCTCCATATTCGGGATACCTGGCAAACAATTTTTTAATCATTTGTCAATCAAATATTCTTCAAATGTTTTATATAAATTAATATTGATTATTTTTGTAAAACAAACTCTTCCTTTGTCAAAATCATTATTCCACCACTTAATAATATCACCTATTTTGTAATTTTTAAATCTGTGTTTATGCAATCTTCCTTCACAAGTTTTAGTCCAAGCGATATAAGAGTAAACCAAGGTTCAGATAAATGCTCTTCTGTGTAAATAGTTGGTATTTCCATTTTAATTTATTATATACTTATATACTTTTATAATAAATTTAATTCAATTTTTTTTATTTATAAACTATATTAAATATAAAAATATATTATTATTATACATAATAATGATAGACGAATTAACATATCAAATTAAATATGATTTATATGAAATGTATCCAGAAACATATGAACCTGTTTATAGAATAAAAGAAAAACTAAATGTATTATGTGGTGCTGATTATAACACAATCGTTTTTTCTTTTGAAAAAATAGGAAATGAAAACCAAATTATAACACGTATGGATAATTCCTTTATAGGATTTTGTAAAGATATTTTGTTGAATTCGTCTTTTGATTATTTTTCAGATTTTAAAAAATCTAGTATTGAAGAAACTACTTTTGAAAATATATGGAAAACAATAAATTGTTATAATCATTGTAAAGATATGAAACAAAACCCATTCCAATTTATAAATCACAAAAATTTTATAGAATTCAAAAATTTGAAATGTATTAATAGTAATAATACAATAAATGATTGTTGTTATCACTATCCTATACCTTCTTTTATAAACAAAAACGATTTTATACGTGGAATAAAAATGGGAAATAGCAATTGTTTTAACTTTATTATTGAATTCAAAGAAGTTTTTTGTGTAATTCAATGTATTGGAAGTTAAAATAATTTACACCTTTTAACATTTACTGCGAAGTGAAACGCCGATTTTAAATTGTATAATAAATAAACTACTTAAAAAAAAATGTATATAATAATACAATGGATAATAATAATACAATGGATAATAATAATTTAATTAATGAAATAAATAAATTAAAAGCATTAATAGATGCTTTACAACAACAACTTCAAACACAACAAACTGAAATAAATTCAGTAAAACAAATCGCTTTAAACGCACAAAATAATGTAATAAGTCATTGGCATTATACTAATGGCACAACAACTTATAATACTTATCTTGGTTCTGGTTAATGGATTTTATTTTTACATCTACATTAAAACTACCATATCAGCAATTATTTTTTCATACAACTCTCTATCAATATTTGAGTCAAAATCAATAAATAATATTACATACACATAATAATATAACCAATCAAACTCTTTTTTTATCATATAATCTTGATATTTATTCTCTAATTCATTATTTTCATAGTTTTTTTTCAATAAAATCTAAATAAACATCAGCATTATTTATTTTTGGATAATAAACTTTATTTTCTTGTAAAATTGTAATCATAGGATAAAACATTGCACCATCTGTCATTTTTGCTATTGTATATAATATAAATATAATATGTTATATACATTATAAAGAATGATAAATATTTTTTTACAAATAAAAGACACCAATTTTTTCAAGCAGATAGATTAAGTGGTATTGATGAAATGAGTAAAACCTTATTACGACAATCTATTCAATTACAATATGATGAATTTATAATTTATTAAATGAACCATTATAAATAACAAAAATAATAATAGATTTAAAGAATTCTTATTAATCTCTTTTAGGAGTTTTGGATGTGAATTCTATCATCAATGCGACATGAGTCGAGGATAATTTTCTTAACATCATCATAAGTAAAATTATTATCTTTGATATATTCTCTAACTTTATTATAAGATGTTGAAACTTCAATATAAATATTATTAAAATCTTTATGAAGAGCTTTTTTATATTTATTATAAATATATTTGGCAAATTCATTAAATGTTGGAAAATGTTGAAATCTAAGAAAGAACTTAATATAATCATTGTATGCTGATATTTGATTATCAACACTAACGAAATTATCATTAACTGCTAACTCTTTCCAATTCTGATTATATACAATTCTAAATGTTTTTAATGAAATTTCAAGAGGATTAATAATAGAAATAATATATTTTTCGGACCAATCATTTTTAAATTCAATATCATATTTTATTTCTTTATTATACTCTAATTGAATATCTCCTGCACTATAATTTGAATTTACTAATGTTGATAAATAAACTAATTCATTATATTTATGAAAATTATAATAATCAGGAAATGTTTTCATAATTTCATCAAGTTCTTTTTCAGTTGCTATTTTATCAACTGGAATATATTCATCATCAGCAATAATATGAGAATTAATCAGACATTTCATTTTTCTTTTGAAAATAACTGGATTTTTCTTAATTTGTGATAACATAGATAATAATGTTCGTTCAAGATTGATATGTTTAATAATCTCGTGTTTAACTTCATATTTGAATACATTCATAATAATATTTAGAATAACATCAATATTAAAGATATGTTTTCTAAGAATAATTTTATTAATTTCTGGTCCATTGATAATATAATACATTGCGACATCCATCGGAACAATTGTTCTATTAAAATCAGGTAAGCCACAAAGAGAAATATAAGTTGTAGCTTTTGAAAGTCTAAATTTTAAATGATTTGTAATATAATCATAATATTCATTCAAATATTCACATCTTTTTTCAACAACAATAATTTGCCATAATATTATATAATAAAGATTAGGATTTCCCATTTTCTTTGAATTTGTAAATAACTTAAATAATCCATGACTGCCAACCTCATTATGCTGTTCATTTGATGTTGTCAATGGAATAGTTCCAATAATATCAGCACGTGTGAAAGGGTCTTTTTTACATTTATTAGTTAATTTAATACCAATACAATGACCTAATCGTTTAACAATCTTTTGTTTAATTTCTTCATTACCAATGATATTTAAAGGATTTTCAATAAAATTTTTAAAGTCTTTATCAGTATCAAATAATTTATCTGATGATTTTAGAATGACTAATTGAGGCACGTCTAAATCTAACATTACTGGATCCTCAAATTCATATTTTAGCAACTCTTCTTCAGTTGCTTCATCTGGAATAATAGTATTTGATGGTTTCGCATTTACTATCTTTTGATTTAAGGCAAACCCTGAATAGGTTCTATCATCACAAAGAGATAATAATCTATTAAATTTAGTAATAGGACTATTTTCATTTTGATTAATAAAGATATCTTCTATTTTTTTAATCATGGTAATAGCATTTGCATAATTACCTTGTTTCAATTCTGATTGGATAGTATTGCCATTAATAGATTTTAAATTTTCATTAGATAATTTAATAAAATCAGTTCTTAATTTTAATAAATGTTGTTTGATATCAGGAAGACCTGATTTTCCCATATTAGTAATATTAATAATATCATAAATCATATCGAAATTAGTCATTAAATTTTCTAATGTAATATTTTCAAGAATTTTATAATCATCTTTATTAATATTTTTAATTAATTTTGTAATATTTTCAGGATTTGTATAATAAATTTTTGATGTATTATTTCTCATAAATGCGAGTGGAACGCTAATATCAATATCATCTGAATAAACATAAGATTTAATAATATGACATTCGACATCTTTGATATTAAAATCTTTTAAAATCATTTCAGAAGATTTAACATAATTTGCTGGAACTTCACCATCAGTAATAATAATAATATTTTTATCATTAAAATTCTTATTAATAATAGATGATGCAACACAAGAAATATTAGTGCCACCAAAGCCTTTTTTATTTTTGATGTATAATAGAAGTTCATTATAAGAAATTTCTTTACTTTCAATATCCCAAATGAAGAACTTAGCCTCTTTATTTAAAGAGACAATTTCATCAACTTTATCCCAATAATTTAAAAAATCTGTTACAGAACCTGAAATATCAATATAAATAATTGTATCACTCATTATTGTTTTTAATAATTTATTAAACTTTTAAACAAAAATCAATTTTTTTATATTTAAAAATCATTTAAAGACATTCGCAAATAACCCTTAAATCTTTTTTAAATATAAAAAATTGAATATAATATAATAATATAAATCAATAATATGGATTTAACGAGAACTGAGCTTTTAGCCAAATGTGCTGAATTAGGATTAACAAGATATAAATCTAAAAATAAATCTGAATTAATTGATTTACTTTCTAATAATAAAAAAAAACATTTAACTCCATTGATTAAATGGAGTGGTGGTAAAAGCGATGAAATTAAGATGTTTGAGAAGTATTTTCCTGATAGTTATAATTTATATATTGAACCATTCATTGGTGGTGGTTCAGTATATTTTTATTTAAATCCGGATAATGCAGTTATTAATGATATTCATACTGAATTGATAGATTTGTATCAAAGTATTGGAGAAGGTGAAAGTGATAAAATCTATGATTTTATGGAAAATAATCCAAATGATGAAGAAACATATTATAAAATTAGAGATGAAATGATTATTAATGATAAATTAGATAATGCAAAACGATTTTATTATCAAAGAAAAACATGTTTTAGAGGAATGTTAAGATATAATAAAAATGGAAAATTTAATATACCATTTGGAAGATATAAAACTATTAATTACATCGACCTCAAAAATAAAGATTATGAATTATTATTAAACAAAACTCAAATTTTAAATAAAGATTTTAATTATATATTTGAAAATTATAATAATGAAAATAATTTCATGTTCTTAGACCCGCCTTATGATAGTGAATTTACAGATTATGGATATTGTCAATTTGGTAAAAAAGAACAAGAAGAATTAGCAACATTATTTAAAAATACAAAAATAAAATGTTTAATGATTATTGGTAAAACAAAATTTATTGAAGATTTGTATAAAGATTATATTATAGATGAATATGACAAAAAATATAAATTTAAATTATATGCTAATCGCATTGGAGATGAAATTAATATTAAACATCTAATAATTAAGAATTTTTAATCATTTTTCCAATATTTCTAAAATATAAATAATAATCATCTTCATCCCATTTTATATCAATAATATTTAAAAA